AGAATCGAAGAAAACGAGGCTGAAAATAAAGTAAAAACGGGTTATTGGGCATATTGTCCAAAAAGTGAGTGGAAATCTCTTACAAGAAGAGTTAAACCTGTTTCAAAAAAAGAAACTGAAGAAGTTTTAGAAGATAGACCATCAACTAAGAGAGGTAAGAAAAGTAATGAGAAATAACACATTTTTTGTATTAATGGGTTTAATGATGGTAGCGTTTGTTACATTGGTATTTTTGTTTACCGACAAACCATCTGTGAATAGAAGAATGGACCGCGATAGAGTTAAGTATCTCAGAGATAGTCTTGAGATGGAGTACTATAAAAAACAGTTGGAGTCGTACCCATACGACCACAGCGAAATAAAAGACACCACAGTAATAAAGTAACAATGGTAAACGAAATGGTAAATCACCCCAACCATTATGGTGGGGAAAACAATCCATACGAAGTAATAAAAGTATGTGAAGCTTGGGGACTTGATAAAGACGCCTACATCTTCAACGTAGTTAAGTATGTTGCAAGAGCGGGGAAGAAAGACCAAGCAAAAGAATTAGAAGACCTTAAGAAGGCGGCTTTCTATTTGGACCGTAAGATTAAAAATTTAGAGTTATGATTTATTGGTTAACAGGACAACCTGGTGCTGGTAAGACTACCATTGCCAAAGAATTATGTAAACTTGGAGGAATGGTCACACCATCTCCATGGTTTAATGTTGACGGAGATGATATCAGAAACATCTTCGATAATAAAGATTACTCCGAACAAGGTAGAAGAAAGAATATAGAACTTGCGCAACAACTATCTCAATACCTTCACAGTAAGGATAATAATGTTGTAGTGTCATTAGTATCACCATATAAAGACCAACGAGAAGCATTCAAAGAAAAGATGGGAGATGACTTAGTTGAGGTTTATGTACATACAAGTGAGACAAGAGGTAGAGAAAACTTCTTTGTAGAAAACTACGAACCACCGACAGAAGATTTTATTAACATCTGTACGGATAATGTAAAAGTGGAAATCTGTGTTGACACAATAATAGCACACTCATTTTAATATGGAAAAAATACACATAGAGGGAGACCCTAAATTAAAGAATAATCCTGGTAAACAGTTCTCAATGTTTATCGGAAGATGGCAACCATGGCACGATGGACACAGGTGGTTGATTGACCAACGACTTGAACAAGGTAAGAATGTTCTAATTTGTATTAGAGACATTGAACCTAACGAACAGAATCCATTTACCGCACAAGAGGTACATGATAATATCACTATTAAATTGTTTAACTTAATCCATGAGGGAAGAGTTATTGTAATGGTAATACCTGATGTTGAATCGGTAAACTTCGGAAGAGGAGTTGGATATGATATCATAGAACATTTACCACCACAAGAGGTAAGTGATATCTCAGCCACTAAAATAAGAGAACAATTAAAACAAGAAGGTAAATTATAATGTTAGAAACAAATAGAATCATTCAAGGAGACTGTATTATTGAAATGGGGAAACTCCCTGAGTCTACTGTTGACTTGGTGGTTACTTCTCCACCGTACAATGTGGGTATCGATTATGATAGTCATGACGATAGAATGACAATGGAAGACTATTGGAAGTTTACTGAACAATGGTTATCCAAGGCATATCGTCTATTAAAGGATGACGGTAGGATTGCGGTTAACATTCCTTATGAAGTTAACGTTCAAGACAGAGGTGGTAGAATTCTATTTATGTCTGAGTTTTGGTCCATAATGAAAAAAGTCGGATTCCAATTCTACGGACTTGTAGACCTTGACGAGAACTCACCACACAGAAGTAAGACTACAGCATGGGGTTCATGGATGTCACCAAGTAGTCCTTACATATACAACCCTAAGGAGTGTGTTATATTAGCCTACAAGAAAGACCGAATCAAAAAAGTTAAAGGTGAACCACAATGGAAGGGAGAGTTGGTTGATTTAGAACAAGAAGACGGTACTATCAAACAGAAAATGATGTATCAGGAAGAAGATAAGAAAGAGTTCATGAGTTTGGTTTACGGACAGTGGGAGTACTTTGCAGATACAAGACAACAAACTAAAGCAACTTTCTCAATGGACATCCCAATGAAAGCAATTAAGATATTAACATATAGAAACGATGTGGTACTTGACCCGTTCGTTGGTAGTGGTACAAGTTTATGTGCAGCTGAGATAAGTGGAAGGAGATGGTTAGGGATAGAATTGAGTGAAAACTATACTAATGTTGCAAAAGAAAGAGTTCAGCACTTTGTAGATAAGAATCGACAAATTGAATTAGATTTATAATAAAAGGGTCATATGACCCTTTTTTTTGTTTCTACGAATATTTATTAAGAAAACTATAAATGGCTCAATTCGTAATCACCGAAGACCAATTAATATTAATCAAACAAAACCTTGTTGCTGAGAAAAAACAGAACAAAGGTAAAGTGATTAATGAAGCTTGGTATAATAACGTGATGGATATTGTTGGTATCGTTGACCCAACACCAATCACAGACACAATTAACGCAATTTCTTACTTTTCACAAGGAGACACACTATTTGGTGTTTTAAGTTTAGTTGCTGCAGTACCATTCTTTGTTGGAGATGCGGTGGCAAAACCTGTAATGGGTGCAATGAAAATTGGTTCAGCTGCGACAAAAGAATTAGATGTTGCGTTAAAACTTGCGAAGACAAATCCAAAGGCAGCTGCAGAAGCGATAAGTAGATTAGCTAAAGACCCAGGACCTGTTGGTAAATTCTTACAGAGCGCAGGAGGTTCAAGTGGATGGGCAAACAAGGTTAATGATTTTTTAAAAGAAATTCCTGTAGGGCCATTCAAAGGTATGAAGAACACTATTATGGATTACTTCACCTTATTAGGTAGAGCGGGGACTAAAAGTAAAGGTGTTAGTGGTTTGGCGAAATCACTTGAGGCGGATTTAAAAATGGGTAAAGCGGGTGTTAAAGATATTCAAGCATTAAAAGATTTAATTAAGACTGAGAAAGTTTTTGACGTTGCAGCATTAAGTAAGCCAGGTTTCTTGAGTCAAACATTCTTTGGAGGAATTCCAAGAATATTTAGAAGTCCTGAAGGTAGAAGATTAAAAATTATGATGCAACAAACTAAATGGTGGTTAGGTTTCTTAGATTACATTGGTATTGGAAACTGGGTTGGAGCCGAGGAAGTTGTTAAAAGATTAGGAGGAGAACAAGCGATGAATCAGGCGATGGAGAATTACCAAAAAACACCTGAGGCTCAACAATATTACAAAGAATCGTTTAAAGGTGAGGAGTCAATGGACCCAATATCATCAACAGCTGATAGTGTAAAACAAAGTATGTCGAGTGACAATGTTGCTGGTGACCCATTAGCAAAATTCTTCAGAGGGTTATTCACAGGACAACTTAACCCAATCCCTGGAATGTAAATTAATATAAAACAAATATAATGGCAAAGAAAATAATTAGACTAACGGAAACCGATTTAACTAATATTGTTAAACGAGTTATCAAGGAACAAAATCAAATGAGTGGACAAGATGTTTTCGAACTTCAAACAGCACTTAACGATTATTTTGAAATGAAAAATGTGAAGGTTAATGGAAAACTATACCAAATACCTGTTGACTCTAAATGGGGTCCAGGTACAATTAACGCACTTAAGATGTTCCAAAAAGCAGAGAAAGTCAATCCTGATGGAATTGCTGGGCCAGACACTTACAAAGCATTACATAAATTAGGATTAAACCAAGATATATTTGATAAGGTAATCAGTTGGTTCACAAAATAAAATCAATGAGAAGAATAATATCGGAAACAGGAATTAGAAATATCAACGCTTTAAAGAATAGATATCAAAAGGCGGAGATTTATTTTCACCAAGATTTAGATGGAGTAACAACCGCAATTGCAATGAAGAAATACCTTGAAGATAATGGTATTGATGTTGTAGGGGCTCACATTATTCAATATGGTGATAAAGAGTTTTCCGTTAAGAAGAACGATGCTGAAGGTGATGTGATGCCAGTCCTTGTTGACTTTGCTCACGGTAAACCAATGTTCGTGATTCATACTGACCACCACGACAAACAAGTTGGAGTTGAGAAAGGAACATCAAAACAATTTAGAGGGGCTCGTTCAAACGTAGAAACAATATCTCAAGTAGTCTCACCAAAAGATTTATTCCCATCATCTGATATATTATTAATTAATACTGTAGACTCCGCAGACTATGCGAAACATGACATTACACCACAAGAGGTTGTTAATTACATTTATAGAGTCGACAAAGATAACTCACTTCAAAAGAATAAAATGTTATTGGGGTTAGTTATTAATAAATTACTTTTGGCGTTTAAAAACAAACCTGGATTTTTAGAAGGGTTAGTTATGGATTCTGAACCATCATTAATGTCTATACTTAATAACATTAAAACTTGGATGACAAGAACAAACGCTGCCAAACCTGAAGATTTACAACAGAATGCACAAGATTATGCAGACAAAATGAAGGGGTACCCAACGGTATCTGACAATATTATTTTCCAATATGGTGGGGGTAGTATGTTTAAACCTGGGTCTTACGACAGATATACACCATTCAGAAATAATCCTGAAGCAGACTTTCTCATCATGGCGTGGCCGATGGGACTTGTTCAAGCTTCTTGTAATCCATTTAAAAAAGAAAGAGAACTTAAAGGTGTTAATCTTGGGGAAATAGCTCAAGAGGTTATCGGTAAGTGGAAAGACCAATTAAAGGAGAGAAAAATACCACTATCAACTATGAAGTGGGTTAGTGAAACAAGTGCAGGACCCGAGAGTGTTGGATTTACATTCAAAGACTTCGACGCACTTTATGGTGGTAAATTTATGTTTATGGATGGTGGTGAAGAAATCTTAGCCAAAATCGAGAACATGATGGAGAAACCATTTAAAGATTTAACTGAAGAAGAAATTTCTTTAATGGATAAAATCGGTATCAATGCTTGGGACCTTATCCAATCTAACTCAGGTGGACACAAATGTATTACTAATATCTCAGGACTTAATTATTTAGGTAGAGGTAAGAGACCACCACAAGGACAGTATAGATATGATTCTGAAAAAGATGATTCACCATCCGTTAAGTTCACAAAGATGATTGCAAACGAATTCCAAAAAGTGTTAAAAGAAAAAATTGAGGAATCTAAAAATTCAACCGAGGATTAAGAAAGGTCATAGGTAATACTATCACCAGCTTCGATATTAAGGATTTCACAAGAACCACCCTCAATTTCTAGTACGATATTACCATTCCCACAATAGGAAGGACAATCAAACTCATCATTACATGGAGGACAATTGTGATGTATATTAACAATCACATTGTTCTTTATGATAATAATATCTAAAGGTATTAAACAATTTTTCATCCAAAAACATTGTTTCTCACCACCCATTAAAAACAACAACCCATCGAATGTGTTGTCAAATGTCTTACCCATCATACCTACCGATTGGGATTCTCTATCAATTAATGTTTTGACTTTAAAGATATTTTGATTAATTTTGACCTTCATACTTAATAAATACTATGAAAAAGATTAAATCAATATTGAAAGAGATTTGGTTAGGGTTTAAATTTTCCGAAGAAAATAGACATAAATCTCAATGGGGGAAGTTTTAAACTTCATACTTAAAGAATATTATGGATAAAGTAAAAAATAGTTATATGATATATGGATTATAAAATTTTTGTTATTTCATTAAAAAGAAGACAGGATAGGAGGGAAAAAATTTCGGAATTATTCGAAAAAAACAATCTAAAGTTTTCTTTTTATGACGCAATTGATGGACGTGATTTAATTGTTACGGATGAGATTGAAGAATTATTTTTAAATAATGAGTTTGAAGAGTGGGGTATAATAAAAGAATGTATCTATGGTAATACCTTAACTCATCTAAAGCTATTGAAAGAATGTTCTGAGCAGAATTTACCGTATTTTATTTTTGAGGATGATGTTAAAATAAAGAAAGATATTAATTTTACGTTTGAGAGTATTGTTGAAAAAAAATTAGATGTTTTTTGGTTAATAGATTTAGAACCTTCGTCGTTAGCATACGTTGTTTGGCCTGAGGGTGCTAAAAAAATACATGATTGGGTAATGAATGTTGGAAAGGCGGATAAAGGAATGGATTGGAAATTATTAGAAATAAAAAACACTAATATCCTAAATTCTGATAAGATATGGGACGAATACTTTTATCAAGTACCTGGAGAAGATTCAGATATTGCCCCCAACGGTTATAATTTAATTCAAAATAAAATTTGATTTTTTAAAAATATTTTTTATCTTTGTAAAACATTTGGGGAATAAGGATATATTTATATAACTCGACCGAAAGGTCAACACCCCCAAAACTCACAATAAAAAAAGATTTGACAGAATGAGAATTCTTTCCTATCTTTGTGAAACAAATCCCATGAGTGTGGAGTTTGAGAAAACTTCTTAATCTTGTGGGATTTTTTATCAGACGTTCTTTAAAATAAAATATACCGTGGGATAGAGCAGTGGTAGCTCGGAAGGCTCATAACCTTTAGGTCGGTGGTTCGAATCCATCTCCCGCAACAACGTGAATTAAATTTCACAAAAAAAAGTTTTACAAACTATTTGATTAATTGAAAAGTTCTTCATATCTTTGTAAAACAATTGAGAAAGGTTGACCATAGGTTCGTAAAATCGAGGTTCCCTACTCAATAAAAACTCTCAGGTAAAACTGATTGTTTCTTTGACAAACAGACGAATTAGCCCGTCCTATTTAGAGTAGGGGGTCAACAAGATAGTTAGGTGATGCTATCAAGGAAGAATGAATTCGTTAAAATCATCAGTCAAAAAAAAGTTTCATAAAAATTTGATAGTCTCAAAACTTTCATCTACCTTTGTGAAACAAATGAAGGAGAGGGTTGAAATCCTACTTCGGTAAGGTCAACTACTCCTTCATTAATTTTGAATACGTTCTTTGAATATAAAGTATTTTCTTGAAATATGTTGATGATGAGACCCTCGGGTTGATTCTGAGATAGAGATAAAGAAATTGGGCGGTCTATAGTCCATAAAATAAACCATGAAAGTGGTATAAAGTGATTCACTCTCGATTAGGGTGGGTTGCGGTTTCCGAAAGGGAACTCGAGTAGACAGGCAGGACATCATTGAGTCTTGAGTACCGAGGGTGACACTATAGGGAAAGTGATTTGATGACCGAGCGATGTGGGTCGTTTGGTTGAGGTGGGAACACCAACAAGAGTAACCTGTAGAACTGTTGTGAGAAGTATGGTCATCCAACTATACAATTGCGGAGTTCAATATTAAAGTTGACTTAAAACCGAAAGGTAAGAGTTCGTACAGGTGGTGCTGTTGTTCTCCTTACTTCTCATCTACCAAGGTAGAAGTTATGTAGTTGACTTGAAATATGGAGGTCGGGAGACTTCAAAGTGTAGTTCAGTATCGTCTCGTTCAAAAGATGGGATGGCTGGTTGACGGACCGCTACATTTATCATCCACTATCAACCCCTATTGTTAAAATATGGATTCTAACAAATCAATTAAGAAACAAAGGAAAAGTGTTCGTCAGTCGTGATAGACAGGTCACTACTTAGTCATGAGTTGTTCATGGCCGTAACGGGTCCCAAGCCCAATACGATTGTTTTAAAAGTTCTCTAGTCCCGCAAGGATTAATTGGGGTGGCAACCTCGAAGAGTGATGATTAGAAACAGAGTATATTACGACTCAAGGATTGGTTAATCTAATTGACCGTGACTGAGAGGTACTTCTCAAAAGGAAGTGGAAATCGGAGGAAATAAATAATCTCCTGTAAAGTCTCTCATTGAAAGGTGTATTCTCAACCTGAATGCCACTAACCCTGACGTTTCTACGTCGGGGTTTTTTATTTGGCCAAGTCCCGAAAAAGTCGTATCTTTGTATCCTAAAACGATATTATATGTTTGATAAATTAATTGATTTTCTATTAAATCTAAAAGACGAATTAATTCCTGTTCGAATTATCAATGAATGGGAAGGAGGAATCCAAATGAGAGGTGGTAAATTTTTAAGAAATGTTGAGCCAGGGATTAGATTTAAAGTCCCATTCATTGACCACATATGGGTTGCGTATACTGTGGCACAAACAGTAGACCTGTTACCTCAAACACTAACTACCAAAGATGGTAAGAGTATTGTTTTAAAAGGTATTATACGTTATAAGGTTATTGACTGTAAGAAATACCTAATGACTGTAAACAGTGCGAAAGACGTGTTAGTAGATACTGTACAAGGAGTTATCCGAGAGATTATTGAGGACTATACTTGGGGTAGTGACATCGAGTTAAACGATTTGATTACTGAGAAATCAGCATCTGTCGTTGATGTGTGGGGGATTAAAGTTGAATCTGTCACATTAACTGACTTCGGAATTATCAGAACCTATCGACTTATGTCTGATTTAAAATTATAATTACAACATGACTGTAATTTGGGTTGCTGAAGACATTAATAAGGACGGAACGTTCAAACAAACCAAGGCAGAAGTACTATGTACTCTGTCTTGTTTGTTATTTATCAAACACTACCATCCTGATTTTAAAACTGTTTTCTTTGTAGACCAATACACCAAAAAATATTACAAACCATTCGGGTTCCTACATTTATTTGATGAAATAAATGATACATTATTAGACCAAGACTTAGGAGTTAATCGAACTGTCTATTGGGCTGCGGGTAAGATATTCGCTCAAAATTTATTTGACGGACCAACCCTTATGTTAGACTTAGATTTTAGAATGTTTAATGACGTATCTAAATTAGGGGTATTTGATTCAGATATAACTTGTTTATGGTTGGAAGACATAAGAAATGAGTTCTATATGTCCCCACAACTTGCAATGTCATATACCTATTTAGATTGGAAACTACCATGGGATTCTAACGCGTTCAATACTTCATTCTTATATCTAAAAAATGAGGAATTTAGAAAAAAATACTGTGAATTGGCGGTTCAGTATATGAAATCAAACTATAAAGTTATACCAAATAATTTAAGTAAGATTGAAAATAGTAAGTTTATGATGTTCGTTGAGCAATACATGTTAAGACAACTATCTAAAGAGTATAATCAAAAAGTCAACTTGTTGATTGATGACTTTTCTTATGATAACGACGGATTAACTAATTCAATTGGTGTGAATTTAAATAACTGCGGAGGTTATTTTTATCATTACGGTGACCATAAAAAACATATGGTAAATAAGAATCAGTTTTGTTTAGACGAAATTAATACTTGTGTTTACAAAACTAATGAAGTAATAAAAAATGAAGAAGGATTAAATATTTTCAACAAAATTAATAATATAGATATAAATGAAGGGTGTTTTTGTTAACTGGACTAAACCGTATCAAGAGAGAAGTCGATTAAGAGGTCATGCATTTAAAATGCAACGTGAACAGAAGTCGGATGATTATACGACGACTGACGAAGAATTATTATTTACAATACTATCTGTTGGATACTGGAAAAGATACAATGGGGAAACCAAATTATACACTGATAGAGAGGGGTTAAAATATTATGCAAAAAATAATATGGTGGACCTTTGGGATGAAATTGATACTCACACCTTGGAGAATTATAAGGATATAGATGCAGGACAATTTTGGACTTCGGGTAAGTCGTATTGTATTGGGGTACAACAGGGACCATTTTGTTTTATGGACTTGGACTTCATCATTAGGGAGAAGTTACCTGAATGGGTCTTTAAATCAGACGTAACAATACCTTATTGGGAAATACCAAGAGGATATTACTATCCAAACGAAGAACAATATTCAGAGGTCAAACATTGGTCACCTCCTTCAGACTATTCATATAAAATGATGATACCTAACACATCATTTTTATATATCAATAATCCTAAGGTACAAAAAGAATATCTTAAAGACCATATGGAAGCAGTTGATACCAAAGATGAAATCCCTGAATGGTTTTGGTTGGTTACGGACCAGGGGTTATTTGGACAAGTATTAAGAAGATTCAATATGAATGTTCAAACATTAACTGATAAAGTATTTTTGGCGGACCATGAAGGATATGACCCTAAAGTCGGATTGGCTTGTGGTTACTATTATCAGATAGACCATGATAAGACCAAAGATAACTTAAATTGGTGGCACGTGTGGACTAGAAAAGTTCTGTATAATTTGGATGAACAGGTTAGAGTTAATGACTGTAAGATGTTTTATCGAGAAATTGTTGAAAATCTACCGAAATACAAACACTTACTTAATAACCCTCGATTAGAAAAATATAAGAACTAATTTTTTTATTCGAGATAATTCACTATCTTTGTAATCACAAAACGATAAAGATATGAACCTACCTCAGCACAACATCAAGATTCAACACGAGACTTTCGGAGTACTTTTGAATGAGACCTTCGTAAACGCAACACAATTCAAATTGTTTTTGAAGATGGTTCAAGGATGTATCGAACTTAAGAATGACTTAACGTTTTTCAACGGAACTGATTTCCTTGTTCACGTACCACACAAACACTTGGTTAACTCAATCATCACCACTAGTGTTGATGCATATACCTTGGCAGAACACCTAATTAATAAATCTAAAATGGAGGCGTTAGAAACAAAATGAGAAACGACGGATTATTCGGGAATCTCCTAAAGATAGCGGGAGCGGGAGCTCTTCTATATGGAGCGTACAAACTTGGTGAGTATCATGCTAATCAAAAAGTACAGGAAACTTTACCTAAGGTTAAAAAACCTGAGGTGATTGAAGAAAAATCTGAAGAGGCCCAAGTGGTTGACTTAATTAATGAATTAAGACGTAAACCAAATAAGACAAGGTCAGATAAGTTTAATATAGATTTACTTGAGGTTAAGTTAAAACAAATAAGAAATAAAAAATGATTACCGTAAAAAATATCATCGATTGGTCCAAACCACATGCTGCAGCTATAGGTGGGAGACATACTAATATTGGTAATGATAAGATTGAATTCTCAATAGTTGGAGGTGCAAGAGGTCTATACGGTGATTTCGTGAATGATTTTGAGATTGCAATTAGAGATAAGGAAAACGGAGAATTCATTACTCGGTTCTTTTACCCTGATGCTAATGATGATGTAATTGGGTACATGAGTGGAGAAGACTTAGAAAGTTTACTTAATAAAGTCTTTAAAGAGAAGGATTTCCAAGTTAGATAAAACTTGGTGGTGGAATCTGTACAAACCAGTACGGCCCTAAGGGGAGACTTCGGTCTCTCCTTTTTATTGTCCATCCCACCAAATACCAAACCCACAATTTCTATACATAAAGTCATTACAATTACTTTTTATGTATTCAACAAGTTCGTCATATTCTGCCCAATCTCCCATGTCAGTCTCGTCAGATATTTGTTCCATGGTTTTGTAAGTTTCTTCACCATCCTCACCTGTAGTTAATATCTTAGTGTCACCCCAACTCCATCTCGAAAGTACTGTTGTATCGTCATTCTCTAAAGAAACATGAGGGTTCTCAAGTTTGATGTATGCGTATTCACCATAGTCTCCATCATTAACTGTAACTCTAATTCCTTTATCACCATTATATACTTTACTTATTGCTCTTTCAATAAAGTCATCAGCACCTTCTTCACCAACTTCTTCAACTAAATCAGGTAAAAAGTCCTCTAAGTTATAGTCTACCATTCTGATAATAGAATCTAAGTCAGGATTTGGGTAACCAACCTTATTCAATACTTTTAAAAATCTATTTAAATTACTCATATTACGTTGTGTAGTAATCAGGTTCGTAGCTGTCGGCTCTGTTATCCACTCTCATTTTTTCAGTTAAGTTTAATTTTGGTTCGTCGGAATAGAATGTACAATATACTTCATTGATTTTAACCCAGTCTTGAAACTCAGCGTGGCCATCGTCTTCATAGGTTAATACTATATATTCGTCTCTTAATCTGTCAAATTCATATTCGGATAATGCTGGATATTGACTATTTTCATTTAGTGAGAAGTCCCTGTTAATGTCTCTATTCCATGTTGCAACTAAATATGCGTCGTATTTAAGTTGGGTTGTTTCAACATCACCGTTACCACTACATTCCCAACATTCATTTTTTCCATTATCACAGTTATCACAACTTAAATGACCTTCTCCACCACAATCAGGACATTTACCGTTACCACTACCCTCACAAGCTGCACAATCTTCCCATTCTCCGTCACCCATTTCTCTACCATCTCCATCACACCATTCACATGTAACCTCACCAGTACCATCACACGTCTCGCATGTAATTTCACCTCTATCACAGAATTCACAATCAAGTTCACCCTCACCATCACATGAATCACATGTTTTTACATATTCAGTACCTTCAGTTGTGAATACATTAGCGAATCCTAATGATGAAATCATAGTGTCACCAACATTAAATTTACCTGTTGTTTTAAATGAAAATATGTATAAGGTTAACTTAACAATATTATCAGGACCCAAATACTTGAAGTAATCGGATTGTTTTTGCATTACAAGGATTAATCCGTCATACACCTCTTGAGGTGTTTCTGACTTAGGTATTAATTCTGATAGTTTTGTTGCTAATTTTTTTAATTTATCATTCATATTATTCTTCTTCGTAGTTGAATTTATAACCTAAATTGAAAACGTGTTTTGTGTCGACTTCATAACTAATGTTATAGACCATAGCTTCTGTTGTATAACAATTTGAATTTTCTCTACTAACTATTTTACCTTCTTGACTTATCACATATTCGTTTACTACATCTCTAAGTTTTTCAGACATCCTTTGTATATCATGCGCGAAATTATACATATCAAAATCTAAAATTCCTTCGTAATCAAACTCAACGTCTACGTCATAAGCACCTAATTTTTGACGATTTTGGTCAGCATATTCAAAGTCAATGAAGATATTCATCACATCAAACTGTTTAAGTTTTGCATTTGTTGTAATCAAATACTTTAACTTCTCCGATAAAATTTGTTCATTAATCATATTAATAAATACATTTATTTTTATATTTCGGTCATTTATCATTTAAACATAAATAATAATACTATGTCAATACAAATTACGATAACCGAAGAAGAAATATTATCAACGCCAAATTACTACGATATGGGCAAGAAAGTTCATGATAGATTCTGGCAAGCTAGAAGGGACCAAGAAGGACCCCAATTAGGAGATGAACACTTTCATATGTCTATCGATGAAAACGGTTTGGTAACGTCTGTAAATAAACCTTGGACCTGTTCTATCTGTAAGGGAGACACTTCAGAGATTGATTATGATTATCTTGTTGGTTATGACCATTTGAAATGTGTTCTTGAAGGTCAAACAAAATATGATAAGTGTGTTTTATGTGGGAAAGAAAGCCCTTACACTATATCAACGCATATTGACCTTAGGGAAGGATATGTTGAAGGTGGAGGACAAGGATGTTTCCAACCTAATACGTGTAAACATGATTGAAGCGAAAAAAAGGGGTAACAATATTTCAAAAAAATATAACTATCAGTGGATTGCCCCCGAAAGAACTGGTAGTAGGAAGGTTTCAGAAGTACTTGCGTATTATGATTTCAAATGTGACGGTAAGGTTCTTAACTCATTTGGTTATTACAATTATAATCATGATATTGAACCTAATAAAGAGGGAACCGATTACAAAGTTATATGTAATGCTAGAAATCCATACGGTAGAGTTTATTCACTTTTTAAAAATTTCTATCCTCCAATTGAAGACAAGAGTAAGGAAGGGTTTAGAAAATATCTAACCGAGGATTTACCGAAGGGGCAAATGATGAAGATGATAGTACAACCAAAATGGGACAAACCTTTTGATTATGTAATTCGATTGGAACATATGAAAGATGACTTAATGAAGTTACCTTTTATCTTAGATGTTCTAACGGAAGACCAAGTTGATATATTATCAAGTCATGGTAAAGAAATTGAGGATTGGGAACAATTCTACGATGATGATATGAAAGAGATTGTATATCGTTACACAGAACACCAATTTAAATTATGGGGATATGAAAAATAATTTTGGTGGTTAAGAAATATTCATTATCTTTGTATTCACAAAAACGATAAGACTATGACAACTACCAACACCCCATCAGTAATCAAAGTAACAACAGGTACATTAGCAGGAGACGTATTCTACGGTTCTTTTGACACCACAGTAAAGAACAAGAGAGTCTCTGTAATGGTTTCCAACCACATCAAAGATGTAAATAAAGAGTACGAGTTCCGTATCGCAAACAAATGTCAAGCGGGATTCATTAACATCCACGACAGTAAAGGTACTGCATCTGAAATGATGAAAGGATGGTCTAAAAATTCTCTTGTTAACATCCAAGTAAAAAACGAGTTCGGTCACTGGATGAACGTTTACACAACCAAAGGTGGTAAATGGTACTCAATCGACAAAGGGTTCTTGGAAGTGATGACTGTAGGAGATATGAGACAATCATTCCCTGACATGTGTGACATGAACATCTGGTCTCAATTCGGAGCTAAGACTTGGGCTGACAAAGCCTTCACTCAAAACTAAAATACAAATCCCCTCACGGGGATTTTTTTAATAACCTATTCAATCAACAACTATGGGATGCGATATTCATTTATTTACGGAAATTAAGAAGTCAATCAACTCACAAGATAAGTGGGTGAATGCTGACAATTGGAGATATAATCCTTATTACCAAGAAGGTAATGATGATGGAGAGAGAATGTTGAACATTGAGTCATTATACAGTGGACGAAACTACGAATTATTTGGGATTCTTGCGGGTGTTAGAGACCGTAATAATGATACTATTGATGACCCTCGCGGATTACCTGAGGATGTCAGTGAGGTGACTAAGAAAGAGTCTGATAGATGGGATGGAGACGGTCATAGTCACAGTTGGTTAACTCTTAAAGAGTTAAGAGAATACCAAGGGTTACACCCCGTAGTTAAGAGAGAAGGGTTTATCTCACCTGAGGCAGCGGAGTTACTTGATGAGGGGATTGAAACGCCTGATACATGGTGTGAGTTTACATCAGTAAGCACTTGGGTTAAACGTGAATGGGAAGAAGGATATGATGTCTTAAAACCTATCATAGATGAGATGGACAAGAGAGTTCGCGAAGAGTTTTGGGTTTGGGGTGATGAACCAAAACCTGAACTTGATGAGAAGATTAGAATAGTATTTTGGTTTGACAATTAAAAGATAAGACAATGTTTGAGAATAAGATATTTTGGAAAGACACCTTTGATGGTGAGAAAGCTCAAGGAGGTATCTTCTACAGAGCGGTAGACTTGAAGAAGTTTATGGAATTGGTGGAGGCCAATGAGAATGGAAACGGTGGGGAGATTGTCGGAATTCGTTTTGACGAAAATAATGTAGAATTTATTGTAAAAAAATAGTTGGCAGTATTGTGGGAATTAGTTATCTTTGTATTCACAAAAACAATAAGACATATGACTCCTACAATCTCCACAATCGAAAAAGTACGTAACTACCAAGGTCAAAATTCTTTCGTCATCAAGATGAAAGACGCAGTATCAAGATACGGCAGTTTGACTCCAAATCAATTAGCTGCTGTTGAGAAATGTCTTAACGCGGTTGCAACCGTTAAAACAGAAGAAATGACTGAAGACATGAAACGCATCGTCGAGTACAAAGGTGAGAACACGTTCGTTAAGGACATCGCATCTAAGTTCCAAAAGTACGGTACCCTAACTGAGAAACAAAAGTCAGCGGCTTTGGCTCAGATTCAAAAGGAGGAAGATAAAGAGAAAACCATCCGTATGAACTGGCCTACTCCAGGTGAGACAATCATCATAGGTCGTAACGTTGGTCAACAATTGAAAGAGACCTACGGTTTAGAGTTCAACCCTATGTTGATTGACATTACTCGTTTGTTGAGTGTTAGCCCAAAGGCGGTTAAGTTCTCAGGTAAAATGACCATCAAACGTGGTAAAATCTGTACCTCTTGTATGAGAGACTTAACAGATGAGTTCTCAATGTTAACAGGTATGGGTAAGATATGTGCAGGTCACATGAAGGTCCCTTATATCAAAGATGCATCTGAGGCGACTCGTTTCCGTGAGGACTACTTGAAGAGAGTTGAGGAGATTGGTGAGATGGAGTTTTGGATTCCAAGAAAACAAATCAAAAAGTGGACAGGGATGACTGAAACTATCTTGAGAACCATGTAAAATTAATTTAACCCACACCATCAAAAGTGTGGGTTTTTTCTTAGTATAGTGATATATATCTATTAAAAAAGTACATATTTTTAATGGAAAAATTTACACCTTACCATCAACATTTGCTAGTTAAGTGTTGGGTAACAAACCCTCCTAAGAAAGAGGACTTATTGAATAAATGGTTTACATATTTAGTTGAGACGGTAGGGATGAAGGTAGTTGCAGGTCCGACAAGTATTTACGTGTCAGACCCTGGTAATGAAGGACTGACGGGAACAGTAACTCTTGCAACGTCACACGCATCAATCCACATTTGGGACAACGCAGAACCACCTATGGTTCAGTTCGACATCTACAGTTGTAA